GCAAATAGAGATCGTTTTATCCTTCCTGATGATAAAGATATATGTTTTTTTACTAGAATGATAGATGAGTGCGTAGATTTTATTTAAAAAATTATTGTTTAGAAATACAAGGAAAAAATATTTTTGAAAAGTATGATATTTATAAATAAAAATTAGATTCATAACGATAATCATATTAAGACACAAAATAATATAAACCAAACCTTTGATATTAGTGATATAAAAAGAATAAGTAATGTTCTTCAAAATCATCTTACACCTGACGTTTTAGCTAATGGTCAGAAAGGAGTAGCAGATATGCTTAAAAAACATTTACTAAAAAACGAGAATGGAGAACTTATTTATGGGTGTACTGATGTATCCAGACAGAAATTTGAGTTTATCAATAAACATGGATTTATTGAAACAGACCCGAAAGCTGCTAAATTAATAACAAGTTTAAATTGTGCTAATATTTTTGATGTAACCCATATTACAGGCAAGAAATTATGGGAGACAGAGAATGGAAATGTAAATCACGATGCTCAAACGATCCATATATTAAAAGTTGGAGAAGTACTTGAAATAAACGAAGACTCGAGTAAATTTAGAAGTCATTTGGCAAGTATAACAGCAAGATAATATTACAAACACTCAATTCATTTTATTTCTTTTTGATATAGAGATATAACGAATGAATACGATAAAAAAGTTGGTCAATACGAGACGGGAGAATTTCATATTTATTATAAATACGTTTAAACTGTTCAGTGAGAAATGTATTTCTAACGGATGGTGTACTTTGATTTCCATCAAATAAATGTAAGATAAAAGTTGACGTAATAGGTATATTTGTATTAAGTAAAAAATGATTTGCAATAAGTTGTACATCATTCTTGTATTCGGATTTTAAAAGTTTGTTCATAATTCCTTGTTCGTAACAAGAACCAGCCCATTCTTTTCCAAGAGTAAATTCACCATTTTCATATCGACATTCTTGTTTTGAAAGATACATGTTGATACAATCGTCAATAAATCTTTTTCCTGTTTCGTTATTTTTAATGATGAAAACACCTGCATTATATGTGTTAGTGATATGAGGAAAATCATTTCCAATAAAAATACTTTTTTCATTATCTTCTATTAATACATTAAGGGATATTTCATTGTGACATATCATTGTATCACTATCCATCCACATAACATATTCATCAGAGGGTAATGTTAATAATATCTCTTGTACTAGCTGTATTTTTTTCCAATAGATTGGTAATTTTAATTTATTTTCGTAATGGTCTAAAAAGATATATCGATATCCATGCTTTAAACAATACTCTTCCAGATTTTTATTGTGATAGTGCAACGCTCCAAAAGAACGTGTTTCCATTGTTACAATTGTAATATTCTTATTTTTCTTATTATTTTTTGAACCCTTATATGAAAGGTCTTTAATACGTTTTGTTAAGGTTTGTGTATTTAATGTTATCACCGATATTAAAAGTATAAAAAGTATAACAAAAATGAAGATAATAACAATGGGTATATTGATCATTTTATAATAAAATGAAATAATTTATTATTATATTATTATAATAATAAATTAAATTAATCTTTTTATATAGCCCTTGACGGCACGTCGTTCTGAAAGGGACTCCCTTCGTTCGTTGGGCGTATACGCTTCTTTCCCAAAGGGAAAGCTCGCACGCGAGATTCGCTATAGGTTTAAATGTTACTCTTGGTCATGTTTTGTTCAATAACTATCTAAATTTAGGAGTGAGTCACTTGACAAGTATTATTTCACGATAATACGACATAGAATTTATATTTTTCTTAAAATTCTTCCCTGTTCTGTTTTATTGGCTATTTCAAGAATTACATCTTTATCTGTTTCATCAAATATATTCAAACCTCTGTCTTTAATCTGCTTAAATATGTCTAAATATTCAGCAGTTATATTTACAATAAACTCAAATGGTTCTTCCCATGGTATATATGTTACATTAAAACCAATACCATCTTCTCCTACTAAATCTTCTATTCTTGTTATATATTCTTTTATGCTTATTTTTTCCTTTTGAATATTATATCTTTTTATTAACGCGTCCATATCTTGTCTTTCAAGTTCTTTAATAAATTCTTCCGTAGGAGGTATTCCTATTGCGACGTTATAAGGAATAGTAACAAATTTGTTTATACCTTTAGTTACTTCAAAGTTTATCAAATCAGTGTTATAAAACATATTAAATCCTACTTCATAGTCAAGCTTTAAAGCATTTAAAAATAGAGGTTTAAATTTGTTTAAATTTATTATCTTTTTACCTAAATAGAGCATTTTTTCTTTCCTATTTAATCTTTCTTCGGCCATTTTCAATTTTTCTCTTTCCAGTTTAATTTTTTTAAGTTCTTCTTGTATTTCTTCTAAAGTAGACATCTTTTATTAATATAGTTAAAATTTTAATAAGTTACAAATAGTCATAGAACAGAGGGGTAGGTAAACTATGTAATAATTTATCCTTATATTCATGACATATTGGATGGAAAACATCTCCAAGTATTTGAGACCATCTTATTGGATAACTTGTCCAACCAAAATGTTCTATACAATCTCGTGGATGCCTTGCTGGATTTTCTTTTAATAAATGAAGGGTTTGATCAAGAATAGATAGCATATTCTCATACCATTTTTTAGTAAAAGGGGTATTTGGTCTAAATATATAACATCCATTTCCTATTAGTTCTTCCCAATATGCCTTATAATAGTTATCAGATATACTCGATACACCATTTGGTCCTATCTCTTTATAACCTAAAGCATATACGTCTTTATTTTCTAAAAGACTATCAAAAGAAATAGACCAGGATCCTGTTTGTCTCTTTATATCTGTATATCCCCCTCCATAAAAGTGCATAAAATATGTTCTTAAATAGTCTGCCTTGTGAGTTTCTGATAGATAATTATAGGCTTCGTGAAGAGGATTAGATTTTAGTATATATTTATCCAAGTTTTCTTCAGTAACTAATGTACAGTTTTCTATTGTTTTTAAATAGTCTTTTCTGTTTTCGGTTAGTTGGTTATTTCCTGTCCAGAAACAAAAGATATTTTTGGGTTGAATACATAAAGTGTCATTTGGAAAATAAAAATAAGCTGTTCCAGTATTTTGAATATTGGATTCAAATAAAACAGCTCCTAAACTATAAAGATAAGAGTATATAAGATCACAGTTTATCTCATAATGTTTTTCGGATAATCCGTTTATTTCTACTTCTATAAGAGGTTTATTACGTAAAATAGTCTCTTCAGATCCTTTTAGGACATTTAGTTCAAATCCTTCCGTATCTATTTTTATAAAATCAATATCATTTCTGGAAGACACATTCGGATCATCATCTAATCTTATAGAATTTATATTGTTATTCTTATATTCATTATATTCATTATATTCCTTAAAATAATAACAACCAGAATTGTTTCCTTCATGATATACCATCTCTCCTTGTGATGTTTTATCTCCAATACATGAATTGCTAATTATAACTCTATCAGAAAGATTATTATTGTTGACATTTTTATGAAGAAATTTATTATTTTCTGGTTGAGGTTCATAAGCTAAACAATTATCATATAATTTTAGAAATGGTATAACAGTTGTCCCGATATGTGCTCCTATATCTATAAAAGTTCTGTTTTTATGGGGAAACATTGAAGTGTATTTTTTTACAATATTATAACTACCAGAATAAGGTTCACAAGTTCCATTTATAATAGATTCGTGGAATATCTTGTCGTTATGATAGTATTTAAAGTTATCATATTCTGAAAGGAAGTTAGAAAATTCTCTAAGTTTTTTAAAACCTCTATCGGAGAAGTAATTGAGAGCATAATCGAAGTTTGCTCCAGATGCTGTGATAGAAACATTTTCTAACCCATATTTCCATGCTTTGGATGGTATACTTCCAAACATTTCTTGATCTTCTCTTGGATGAGGAGGAACATATGTATTTATACCTATTTTTTGAAGAGCCCATGAGAAAGCTATATCTTCTCCTGATTTAAAAAAGAAGTTGTAATTAGGAACGGCTGACCATAATTGGTGTATCCATTCTCTTTTAAAGAACCAAGAATGACCAACAATGTCAACTTGTTGTATTTCATTATTCATAGCTTCCCAGCCCATTCTTGGATATTCTGACTCGTATCCTTTGTCTTTTTTAAATATTAAACCAATCGTTCCCAATAGACCATTAACCTTTTTCATTGTATTAACACAGTTTTCAAGCCATTTCTTTCCAGGTATAGTATCGTCATTAAAAACACATACATAAGGAGTATTTGCTAATAGGGCACAGCTAAATCTTGACCATACCCCAAAATTTTTGGTAGAGTCTATGATAGTAATAGAAGTATCATCTTTTACTTCTTTTGGTAGATCAAATTCTGAAGAGTTTTTCCATATAATTATTTCTTTTGGTTTTCTTGTTTGGCTTTTAATTGCTTCTAACTGTTCAATTATGGTATGAGGTCTGCGATAAAAAGTTAGAACAACTGTGATAACCTCTTCCTCTACAATTTCGTTTAACTTTATATTATTAAGGATTCTCCAAGAATGTTCTCCATAGGGAATAAATGGTATATCGGATTTGCTCAATATATTATATTTAAAATTTCTATCTAATTCTGTCTGGAAAATATTGAAATGATTAAAGTCGTCAATTAAGAGAATGGTATCATCTTTTATACATTTTCTAATCTTAGAGTACCATAGAGATCTTGATGATCCGTTCGGGCCGTCAATTAATATTAAATCATATTTCTTGTTATGAATATCCATTTCTTCCATTTTAGACATATCGTACATAATAGTGTTTAACTTTGGATTATTGACTAAAAATTCTATATTATTTTCATATATATCATACTCTACTTTATAAAACCTGTTCAATAAATTATACAAACTTAAAGATGATTCTCCTCCTCCAAATTCAAGAACTCTGTATATTTTTTCTGTATCGCTGGGAAAGAGAGCTTCTCTCGATGCGTTCTGAGTCCGAAGGGTGTTAGATTGATTGAGAGGAATATGTTTAAATAATTCTGTCATTTCTAAGAATGTATAAGACCATCCTCCTTTAAATATTTTTAAATCTTCTTCTTTTATAGAATTATCTTCATTGTCTTCATTATGTCCTGTAATAAAGTCGCATATTATATTTGAGCAGTTATCATCTTCTTTAATATAATATCGATTTGACATTCCCTTTGTAAATAAATCAAGAGAAGATCCTACGTCAATAAATGTGTGTTGTGGGTATAATCTAAATAAAATAGGAATTATAACTTTACTTATAGGCCCAGCAGAGAACATAAAGATTAAATTTCTATTTGTTTCGTTGCATTTATCGAGTATTCCTATCCATGTTGTAATAGCTCTTATAAATATATCTTTAGAATTATCCCATTTATTTACTAAATAAGGATCTATTAAGAAATTACCGATAATAGGTAGTTCTTCTGTATTTTCACCTGGTCCTATGTAATAGAAAGGAATATTTTTGATATAAGATATAAAATTTTTCCAGTTTTTATTGCAGAATACGTTAGCATAAGTAAGATAGGTAAGATGTTTTATATTATCTTTTAGATTTAGGGTATCAAGATAATAATTATATATGTGTTCACTACATCCTTTACATGGAAGTCCGATATATAGATTTTCCGTTCCTATATAATTTTTAACATTTAAAAGATCTTCTTGAAGAGATCCACCAGAAAATGTCCAGTCATCACAGTTTGTGAGATGTTGACCAGTCATAATATTGTATTCTCCGTCAGCTGGTCTGATGATAGAGAATGGTTCATTATTTTTTATTTTATTTAAAAAGATAGAAAGATGTTCAATTGAATTCATGATTTAAAAATAGTTTAATTTTTAAATCATATATTTTTTATAATATTTATGATTTGAATGGTGCTTTCACCTGTTCCGTATTCATAACTAAATTCTTGATCATGTTTTGTATCTTTTATTTCTGAAACGTGATCAAGAGAACATAATGTAATATTTTTTATACCAGATCTTTCTGTTTGTTTTCGGAAGACATATATATGTTTTCCTAAAAAATTTGCTTCTTCCTGTATTCCACCTGAGTCTGTTATTACATAATTACAGGTAGATAATAGTTCTATTAATTCTTTATGACTAATTGGAGGTTTTATAAAAATATTATCTGGAATATTATTTAGATTTTGGACATCATTCCAGATTGTTTTAAATGAAGGATTAGGATGTAATATAAAATAGAAGGATAGTGTTGGTTTATTTATTGCTAATTTTATTAGTTCAATTAAATAATTTTTAAAAAGATTCCAGTTTTCTCTTCGATGAAGAGTTATAAGAACTTTATTTTCTCTAGAAGTTTTTATATTATAGCTTTTTACGAGATCTAATATAGTATTTCCTACAATATATATATTTTGTATGATGTTTTCTTTTCCATTGGAAAAGCGATCAGAGATCAATTCTTTTAAAATATTATTTTTTTCAATAACAGATGGGCATAAATGTATATTAGTTAATCTTGTAATCATTTGTCTATAACCTTCTTCTGGAAATGGATTCAATAAATCATATGTTCTCATTCCTGCTTCAAGATGTATTATTTTTTTATCCATCTGATATGCACATAGGGCAGAGTAAAAACATGAAGCTGTATCTCCTTGAATTAGAATATGTGTAGAATTTTTAATTAAATTTGGAAGTTTTACTAATATACTTGAACCGATATTTGAAAGACGATTATCATTATTATCGTTATTATTTTCGTCTATATCTAATTCGTAATCTATATTATTGTTGTCATCTATATTATTATGTTGATTAATTCTTATAATATTAAATAGGATGTCGTCCCTATGGGATTCTAAATCATCCTTGATGTCTAAATCGTCTCTTCTGGTTTTAAGAGAGTATCGAGATTCATATAAATAGGAGATAATAGTTTTTAATTTTAGAAATTCTGGTCTTGTTCCATAAATAATAGATATCATATTTAATATTTATATATTTTTAAACATTTATATAAATAATAGATATCATATTTAATATTTATATATTTTTAAACATTTATATAAATAATAGATGAGTAAAAATATAGTTGGAAATAAATTAAAAAAATGCCAATCTAATTCAAAAACAGGATGGCATAGAGATAATTATTGTTCATATAACAAACAAGATGGAGGAAGACATATAGTATGTGCAAGTGTTACAAAGGATTTTTTACAGTTTACTTATTCAAAAGGAAATGATTTAATCACTCCAAGAGGTGATTTTCCTGGATTAGTCCCAGGAGATCGTTGGTGTTTATGTGTTCATCGATGGATAGAATCTTATAAAGCCGGTGTTGCTCCTCCTATATATTTAGAGTCGAGTGATATAGAAGTATTAAAATATGTAGATATAGAAATATTAAAAAAGTATGCTTTACGAGTCTAATTTATCAAAACTATCTTTAGCTACTCTTGCAATAGAAAAGGTTGCTTGAACTTGAAGACGTGAGTCTGGCTCATATGGAACAAGAACATCAGGAAGTAGTGTTTGAAATAATGTTCCATTGGGCAGAAAGACTCGAAAGATAAGATTATCATTTGGTTTAAATTTTACTGTTTTTTTCATGCTACATGATAGTGTTAAAAATGTTCCAAGATCAGGTTGAGCAACTTGACCAACAGCCGCTATAAATAAGGCTCTTTTACTATTAGGATTATTACTATAAATAGTTCCTGGACCAGCTCTTACGGGAGCTGTAACATTGGATAATTCTACATATACGTATGGATAGAAAGCGATACGAGATCCTGTAAGAAGAGGTACATTAGGAAGTGTAAGATTAAGTAGTGATATTTCATAACATACTGATTGATTTTGTGAAACGATGGATCCAGTGTAGTTAAGGGGTGTGGCAATTTCTTTTGAAAATGAACAAATATTGATAGTATCTACTGTTTCCATTTGGAAAAGATCCCATATAATAGAACTATCTGGTGTTGGGCTTGAAATGTCCATATAGAATCTAAAATAAATAATAGGTTTTATTGGGATGATAGTAAATTCAAATGTTTTATACGTGTCTGACATTGTAGTCGTATAGGTTGATAAGTAAGTTTGTGAGCTACCTATAACTTCAAAAAAAGCCGAATCCATGTCTCTATATTTTATTCTCCATGTTATTTTGTATTTTCTTCCTGTTTCATATAGCTGAGGTGTTAGAAATAATACACCTGTATAGGGAATATCGATAAGTGTGGGATGAGCTGCATATTCATACCCTCCTATATTTACAGGGGTGAGAAAACCATCTTGTCCATCAAAACTTGATGAGTTATATTCTAAAACTTTATAGGTAGGAGGGGTAAAATTTGGGACAATCGAAGTACACGATGTCTGAATAATGTCTTGGCATATAGAAAGCTCTTTTGTTGTTCCGTTATAAGCTTTGATATAATATAATCCATAGATAGGATAAAAAGTATTAGGAATAGGGAGATCTAAAGAGTCTGGATTGGGATAAGGAGGGTTATAAGATTCTGCTTGATTTCCTGAAAAATATACATATTTTCCTTTATAATAATTATCTATAGTACTTGCCTGTTCTGGTAGGGTTATAACAAGACCTATTAGAGGTCCTATAAGGGGGTTTTGAGGTATTCTATTATTATATGTAGGAGTAGATAGGGTCCATCTTTCCATAGGTAGATTTTTTCGTATAGTAAAATCTTGTGTAGTTTTAATTTGAGAATAATCAAAAGGTAGGGGTTCTTCAAAGTATGCTATGCGGTATTTAGTGTCATAATAAGATATTTTTCTATAAAAGATATTAGAATTTGAAGAGTTACTATAACTTGGATTAGGTGTTTCAAAAACAATATAGTATCCATTATATGACGTTTCATAGTCTAAAGATACATTATAATTTACATCTAAGAATGGAATAAATACATAATTTGGATTTGGTAGAGGGTGGTAAATACTATATTTATTTCCTGATATTAAAGATGTTATAAAAGGTTTATCAAATGTAATAAATCCGGTAGAAGGTTCATATGATGATATAGTATTTGCCTCACCTGAAGTGTCATCTACAAGTATGAATCCTTTATAATAATTTTTGATAAGAGAATAGAAAGAAAGGGATAAATATCCTGGTAGATTAATAAGAAATATTCCGGTGGGATTTTGGTTTGGATCTAAATAAGCATTTCTTTTGCTAGTGTATGGATCAATATTGAAGGGATCGTAATTTGCCGATTTAAATGTTCCTATAACAATTGGAGTGTCTTTTGTTGAAAGACAATATGAAAAGTATATAGATCCGTTAACATTTTGATCTTGAAATTGGTTATAATTTACATTTTGTAATGAGGGGGCAAAAGGTATTTCGAAATAAGATTGTACTGGATAGAGAAGTCTGTTTCTATTACCACTATATATTTCCAAGAATCTTTCAGATGACATATTTATATATTATATAATTATATAAATATTATATAATTATGATCAGTAATTGTATTATCTAAATGATCATTTTATGACTTGCTGCGTTTACTTTTCGAACAAGTTTAAATACGGCTTCGATTTGTAATTTATTATCAGGATCGTATGGTGGAAATAAATCGTTAGAAATAGGATCAAATAAAGATCCGTCTGGAAGATAGACAGAAAATTTTAAGTTGTCATTAGGTTTAAATTTTATTGTTTGTGTCATACGAGAAGATAGTCTTAGAAATGTTCCAGTATTAGGATTTACAAGAAGACCAACTGGTGCAATAAATAGAGCTTTATTGCTATTTGGATTGTTACTGTATATTAATTCTCCAGAAGCGTGATTTGGCGTTGTTGTATTAGACAGTTCTATATATACATAAGGATAAAAAGATATTTTTGACCCCGTGCTTAAAGGGACATTAGGTAACGTAAGAGAAGATAATGATAGGTCATAACATACAGTCTCATTCATAGATACCATTGTTCCTGTATAGTCGAGAGGATTATAGCTATTATTAGAGAATTCTGAAATATTTATGATTGTTTCTTCTTTTATTTCAAAAAAATCCCATTCAATATAAGGGTCGATATCTGGATCTGAATATTCTATAAAAAATTCAAATCCTATATTTTTTTCTGAGACGACAAATGTCTGCGTAAAAGTGTACATATCTGGTATTGGTAGTTGGATATTGTAAGAACTTTTAAAAAATACGCCGTATAATCTTGTTAATATAAAAGTAGGAATTTCTACTGGTCTACGAAGTCTCCATGTAATAGTATATGATTTTCCTATAGTCCATATTCCCGGAGGACCTGGGACATATGGAGGTTTACCTCCTAAGTCAAGTTCAAAAAAATATCCTCCTGTCATTTTTTTCAAAGCTGCTCGATAAACACCAGGCGACACTTCTGTTATACTATCTACGTTACAATAACCAGGTTCACAGTAATATTCAATTGATGACGCGTTATAAATTGAAGTTTTATCTTGATATGCAGGTAGTCCTACTTTTATTGTTTGATTGCATGCTGTATCATTTACGTCTAATGAAATTGATAGTTCACGTGTTTGTCCATTGTATGCTTTGATATAATAAGATCCATAAATTGGATAAAAAAAATATGTTGTAGGTGGTTTTATAATAAAGCTTAATTGATCTTTTAATTTTAATTGATAATAAGGAGAATTGCTATAGTAATATACATATTTATCTTTGTAGTAGTTATCTATAGTGCTTGCTCCTTCTGGTAATGTTATAACCGGTCCTAGAAGTGGTCCAATTAATGGGTTAAGAGGAGGAGTTGTATTAATATATGTATTTGTTGTAATTGTCCATCTTTCTGTGGGTAGAGAATTTCGTATAGTAATATATTGTGGCATAATTTTTTCTGGATAAAAACCGTTTTCATCTTTATAATCAAAAGGAATAGGTTTGTCAAAATAAGCGCGTCTACTTATATTGTCATAATATGTTATTCTTCTATAAAATATATTAGAATTGTATTCATTACTATAAGCCTCGTAAGATGTTTCAAAAATTACATAATAACCATTATAATAACCTTCTGTGTTAGGACTTATATTTCCATTTATATCTTGAGGGGGTATGCTTATATAATTATAGGTTGGTAATTCAAGATATAAATCTGCTACAGCGGAAGATGGATTAATATTATAATTATCCCATGGTTTATTTAATGTTAGTTTACCATTTTTTGGATCATAACTTGTCACAATACGAGTATCGGTGCTTCCTCCGAGTTGAACAATATATCCAGAAAAAAAATTAGGGAGGAAGGGATAATAAGGTGTTACTTGAGGAGGTAGGTAAAATTCTATATTATTACTAAATGAACTTAAGGATGCCTGAAATACTGAAATATCTGGAGATTGTTGTGGTTGTATAACAAATTTATAGTAAACACATCCATTAATCACAGGATTTTCAGCTTGACTTTTAAGCTGTGTAGTTGGTGCAAATGGTATTTCAAATGAGCTAACTTTTGGATATAATAACCTATTTCTATCATTACTATATATTTCTATATGTTCTTCTATTGACATTTTTATTATTTATATAAATATATAAATATAATATTTATTATTTATATAAATATATAAATATAATATAAAATGAGTAAATATATAGAATTATATAGCGGAAATAGAAATAGAAATATATATTCTATTCCTTCTTCTTATGAAGTACCGTTTTCAGCTACATTACAAAATACATCACCAAATCAATCATATGATGCAATTACAGATGGATCAATTTATTATAAATTTACTCTATATCCTCAAAATAACCTTTATGCAATTAATGGAACATTTCAGCCAGGAACTACAAATTTCTCTTTGTTTCTTGATCCAAATATGAATAACCCATTCGGAACAGATCCTTATAATCTTATTAGTAATTATTACAAAGGATATATAATTAATTCAAATGGTGAAGATAGAGTAATTAGATCATATAATCCAACTACAGGAAATTCTACGATAGATCAACCATTTACATCGGTTACTTCAGGTGATAGTTATATTCTATACCAGACATTTCCAACAGAAAATACTTATCTTTATATCCCAACAGTAGATGATAATAATAATATTATTCAGTCAGGGGAACTTGCTTATAATGGATATTATATTGTTTTTGAAACACCTAACGTAAATTATAGTAATTCGTCAAATTCAAATATCTTTTATAGAAAAATATCTTATTATGATTTTGACTACCAAGTTGCTTATTATAATGAACCACTCCCGTTTTTTTATGATGCTATCAATGATTCCCCTCAAACATTTAGTATAAGAAAAAGTCTCCCTACTGAAAGATGGACTCTTCCTGTAACAACGTATCAAAATACTGTTCCCCCAACGATTCAAAATAAATTTTCTGGGCCATTAGTTGGTCCTATTATAACTCTTCCAGAAGAAGCGAGTAGTATCGATAATTATTATACTGGAAAATATGTATATTTTTATAGTAATATTCCAGAAACATATAACAAAATATACCCATCTCCATATACAAGTATAGATCCAATATCGAATCTTGTGTTTTATCCTATTTATGGGTCGTATTATATTAAAGCATATAACGGAAAAACAAAACAGTTATCTGTATGTTATGATCGATCAAAAACACAGGATATACCTTTTCCTTCTTATAATGGTATCGGTTATAATATCTTTTATTTTACAGGAGTAAGCGGTTGTACTTTTTTTAAAGATCTAAACTATGCGAAAATTATATCAGATAATATTGCTCCCTATGAATCAACGATCGAATTAGATCCGAATTACTTTATACCAGGAGAAACCTATAATTTTAAATGGGTTTTACAAGATAAAAGTACAGGAACAGAAGCATCATTACCATACTTTGAGGTATTAGATAATGGTAATCCTATATACACATCAGATGAAATTCCTCTTAATTCTTTAAAAACGTTTATGTTTTCAATTACACCTACAACATCAGATATAACATTTGTCTTTTATTTTTTCCCAGACCCACCTTCTCCTCTTCCAGATGATATTTATTGTATAGAGATGACTTATTTCAATGTTCAAATTATCGGTTATAATTCATCAAGTTTCTCACCAGTTTCTGGTATATCTTCTATAACAAATGTAAATGAAGAATATAAAATTACTCTTGATAATAATTTACCTTATATCGGAAGTTTAGACTTAGATCTTCCTCTTACTCCACTAAATGATACATTTAATATGTGTTGGTGTCTTAAGAGTATAGGAAATTTTAATACACCTGTCTATTTTATTGTATCTGATAACGGAAATCCTATATACACATCTCCTTCTATAACAAGTACTTATTCCTATATAACATTTACTATTGTACCAACAACAAGTAATATAACTTTTGATTTTTACTACGATCCAGTTGATCCACTTGATAATCATTGTATTGCATGGAAATATTTCTTTGTATTAGACGAAACAATTCAATCAAATGAAAATGGTGTTTATAATTATGCTACATCAACAAATAGTATTATAGGTATGAATATAATAAATATTGTTTCGTTTAATAGAGATAACTTTAATCCTCTCATGTATAATGGATCAATGGTAAGTATCAATCAGACTGTATGCTATAAAATAAATCTTCTAAGTATTAGTTTACCAAATGTTCCTCTCAGAACAGGATCACGTATCGCTTTCTATCCTTATGTTTATGTTGAGTTTTCTAACTCAACATCTCCAAATAGCGCTTCTGGTCAAATTATTTATAGTAACAATCCCAATAGTAATCGTGCTTTATTTATTGCACCTGTAACACAACTTTTACAACCTACAGCAAAAACTTATATTACTTTATCAGGTGGAGGAATGTCTCAACTTGTAAAATTTAAGCCTAATGATAATCTTAGATTTTCCGTTTATCTTCCAGATGGGTCTCTATTTCAGACACTTGATATAGATACTCTTCCACCATATGAACCACAACTTGGATTACAGATTGATGCAGTCTTTTCTATAACAAGAGCAGATCAGGCGTCTACTCAAGTGATGTTATCTTAAAAATTTATATAAATTTATATAAATTATAGCAGATTATAAGGTATATTTGTTTTATCGTCTTTATCATCTTGTGTATCAGTCTCTTTATTGTCTTTATTGTCTTTATTATTTTTTATACATGATTCTACACATTCTGTTGTAAAATAACAACAGAAAAATAAACAATGTATTACAGACTCAATTTCTGACATTCTTTTTTAAATATTTATATCTTTTAATGTTAATTTATTTTTTATCTCTTTTTGTATCCGTTTTTTAATCATTTCTTTTATTTTTTTTATATATATTTTTCTGTCATTTTTATCTTTATATCCAGTGCAAAAAAATGGCTTTGTAAAATCAAGATCTAAAACAATTTTTTCTTTCTTTTCTTCTTTTTCATCTTTTTCCTCCTTGTTTTCAATATTTATATTTTCATAATTATTATGATGACAATATAGTAATCCATAAATATATTTAAGTTCAACTATAAACTCTCTTGATACAATTTTATGAAAAGTTTTACATCTTATCCATTCTATTAGTATATTTTTTATTTTTTCTGTGCCTATATATTTATGATCTATTAAAAGACATTCCTCACAGTAATTTAAATCATAGGTCTCAAAAAGATCTTGAAGATATTCGATTATATCATGGTTGTTAAGTTGTTCTACATAATTTGGAATACATATAGGAATTAGATGATAATTATACTTCTTTTTTAATGTTAATATGTTAAATTTAGAATCAACAAACATGTGCCATACCGGGGGCATATCATAGAGTTTTTTATTGATATTTTCAAGTTCCATTGAAGTAAATTCTTTATTTGTATAAGGATTTTTTATAGAGATAGGTTCAGGTATCAAATCGTGGCTATAACATCTTTCTAAACTTGAACGTACAATTTTTTTAAAGTCGTTTATAGTAAAAAAATAACGTTTTCTTTCTTTATAATCTATATAGTTTATATAGTATTTTAATGGATTAATTGTATTTAATTCCAAGTCATAAATATTTGTTGGATCTTTTTTATTAATATATTTATACAACCATTTTTTCTTGTATTTTGTTTCCAAATAAAAATATCTTGATTGTTTATCAATATAATTATTAAAATAGTTTAATAGACTTTCTGATAATAAGAGTTTATGAGAATTCTTATTTAAATATTTTTTAAACATACACAGTACAATAACTGGTGAAAATGTTTTCTCTTTATAATCAAAAACTTCTTCATCGTCCAACCATTTTTTATAATTATAGATTAAAAGAACCAGTCTTTGATCTATTGTCATTGAATTAATATTATAAATAATAATATCTATATTATTAATATTAATACTCATATTCTTCTTTATTCTTTATTCCTTCTATTTTTATTTAAATAATAGTTTAAATAATTATTTTTTATAGGTAATAAATGAATAGAGATAAAGTGTTAGGACATGTCAAATATAAAAAAAATTTAAATTTACCTATCGCTAGAAGAGCTCAGAACCCATCGGTAGATATCTCTTGTGCCCAGAGCCCTTCGGGCGATATTATAACTGGAGAAAAAATACAAAATCTTGCCGATATATATTTAGGCCTTGATGAAGACTTTAAATACAATCCTTTTTTTAATACACAAAGACAACGAGTTAAACAATACAATCTAATAAATATTGGAAAAAACAATGGAAATTATAATAATCCACGAATTGTTTTTTGTTTTACCCATCGAATTGATATTTTGAGAACAAAGATCAATTTTTTTCAAAACAACTTTATTTTATTGACACATAACTCTGATGAAGAGATAAAAGATAATGAAAATGTTATTAATATACTAAACTGTGATAAATTGGTAAGATGGTTTACCCAAAACTTATATGTTGAGAATTTGATACATCCTTATAATAAATTAAATATTCTTCCAATTGGAATAGCAAATACACAATGGAAACATGGAAAAGATTTTATATTATCATATCTTAATAACTTAAAAAATGGTAAAGATAAAAACGTGTATATGTCTTTTGATATAAATACAAATAAAAAAGAAAGAAAGGACTGTTATAATTCTCTTTATAAAAAAATAGAATTCTTACCTTCTATTGATAGCTTAGGAAATTTTGAAAGAATGTCAAGATTTAAGTATTGTATATGTCCTATTGGAAACGGAGTTGATACCCATCGTTTTTGGGAAGCGTTATATCTTAAAGTCATACCTATTGTTGTAAGAAATACTTTCTATACCCTATTGGAAAATAAAGTTCCAATGATTATTTTAAATAACTGGGATGAATTTGATTTACCTAAATTACCTGATTATAATACTTTTAATGTTGATAATATAACTTTAGCAGATATGAACTATTATAAAGATGTTATTGCAAGCGATATTTAATTATATTTGATCAAATATAATTATTTTTTATGTATTTTATGTATATCTATAATTGTTCATAATCAATCACTATCATATTGAGAAGAATACATTGTTACAATAATAAAGTTAAATCTACCATTACCAGAAAAACTTTGTAGTTTGTGAAAGGTGTCTCCATTAAAAACCATAACTGTACCTGTTTGTAGTTCATATACATCTGTTTCCTCCTTGTCGTATCCAATAATAGTAAGAAAGCTATTTGGATATTTGGTATACACTTCCATATCACCTTGCTTTAGATTATCTCCTTTTTCAGTTATAATAATACATTCATGAACACCAGCAAATCCTTCGTTTGCTTTGTAAATATTTTCAACCAAGTCATCATAAGAGACATCCTCAGAGTTATTATAGTCATAAGAAATATATGTAATATAGCCATTAGAATTCATATTCACATCCAGTCCAGATTTTTCAAAAAAAATCTTTGCAACATTTTGAACAGTTTTTGTCGAGTCGCTTTTTAATGAGACAGGTACGCAAACAGTTTTGTTGTGTTTATTCATAAAAGAATCAAGAATGCCTTTATCAAAATCTTCTGTCTTATTAATAACGATCTGATTTAGTTGATCGAGTGTTGATTGATCGATAATCTTATCCGTATAAGTAAATGGGGTATAATCGGCCATTTTATTCTTTAATTATATTAACTGAATGTTTAATAATAATTCAAATACTTGATAAAAAATCATTTTTATTTTCTTCCTTTGATAATTATGGGTATAGGTTTTCTTTTTTGTCTTTCTGTTTTTTGTTCAAGTAAAGATGGTTGAGAAAAGTTTATATCTTTTTCTTTTGAAATATCGAGTAGTTCATCTTCAATTAATAAAGTTTGAACAAAATCGTTATATGACATATTTACAATTGTTTCATAAATAATATCCAAGTCTTTTTCTGGGATTTTTCTTGCCACAAGAGAGTTATAATATAATGTTATATCACCGTTTGGATTAGATCCTATATAAGACATAACAAAATCATCTGGATTTTCATAATTATTAAATAACATTTTTAACATAGATCGGAGCTTCTTACAATAAAAACTATTAATATTGTGATTGTCAGTTGCGAGAGCAATGTACAATTTTGATAACAATTTGAATATATCAAAAGAATGTAGGAATGGTTTATTTAGAGAGTTATTTTCATAGACAAATATATCACCTTCATATTCAACATTCGATAATCCCTGATCGATAATAAAAGATCTAAAACTATCATTTACTGTTAATTTTAATTCTTCTGATAGAATATATGTATTAGTTAGGTGTTCTTCCGATATCATTATATTTCCCATATGAAGATCATAATGAGTATAGTTTCCAGACTTGGTTAGAGATTGTAAGGATGAGAATACTTGAATAAGAATAGCTTTTAGAAAGTTCCATTTTTCAGTATCCGATAATCTTGAAAATTTTAGAGTTGAAATATAGTTTAGAAGTGTTTTTCCGTTAATATATTCATAGATACCATATAATTTTATTGCATTTTTTTTTAGAAGTTTATCAATATCTTCTATATCATATTTTTCAATGTCTATAATAGAATCTTGGCATAGTTTATTTGGAATACGAGATGTCATTGATGTCATTGACGATATTGATGGCATAGGATGACACAAAATATAAGATATTAATAGGGGAAAATTAGGGTTATTATTATTTATAATTTCCTGATTTATACGAACTTGATTGATAAATATCTCATTAACATCTTCAATATAATTGATGTTATCTTTTAAAACGACCGTGTAGTTTTCTTTTAGTTCCTCTATTGTTATATCGGTTTTAAGAACATTTCCAAATTGGCCTTTACCAGCCAAAGAATAATTATTAAGAATTCTATCAGAAAGAAGAGGTCTGTCAAGAATACAACTTATAAATTTAGATATATGTTCTATATGTCCTTTAAAAGATTCACAATCGTCAGATTTTTTATCACTAAAAAGGTACAATAGTCTTTTTTTTGTGTCATCCTTTAAGAATATATTTTCCATATCTACTCTTTTATATGATGATAGATTTAATTTTACTTCCATATTCATTACATATGTCTATAAAAGTTCCACCATATCCATTACTACTTGTTTGGATAATATCAATTAATAAAATTTCAATTCCCTTATTGTTTATTCCATTTAGAAATCTTTCTTCTAATTTTACTTTAAAAGAATCCCAAGAAATAATATTTTCATGGGCTAATATTTGATAATAGTTTTTTATAATATCAGAATATAGTCGAACAATATCGAATACTTTGATTATATAATTTTTAAAAACAATAAAATAATCACTATTCCATCCTCCCAGAAAATCAATCATCTCGTTAGATATACGTATAATAGGAGTAATAAGAGAGGAATGAATAGGATTTTCAAGAATATATCCATAATCTATATGTATAATTTGCCCATTTTTTGAGATCATTATATTTCCAGCATGTCTATCACCAAGACCTAATATGTAAGAAAAACAAGAACTAATAGCAAGACTTTTAGCAAATCTTTCTTTAACATTTCCAATTTTTTCATCCTTATTGTTTTCGAGGATATAGTTTTGTAGGGTGTAATTTTTTTGAGTTATACTTTTTAGAGTATAACAGTTATCAAGATATTCTATAATACCAAGTTCGTTGCTTAACATAATAATACGATAAGTAGGTATTTCTTCAAAGGATTCTATTCGTCCTCTTTTCATTTGATCTACTAATTTTTTTTGAAGTATAATAATGATCTGTGAAACAATATTTTCTTTTCTTAGACCTTTATCAAATTTAAGGATAATTTTCTTTTCTATTTTTTCTAAAGGAGTATTTATATTGGATATTTTTATCGTTAGTAATAAAGGTTTTGAAGAACTATTTAATTCTTTTATGTCACATATATCTGTTATTAAATAGTCTGTATCAAAGGGATAAATAATACTTAAATTTTCATATTTTAAATTAGATTTTTTAGATGAGTAAGAAGAATACATATTTGTAAAAAAATTTATAGTACAATTAACAAGACTTGTATAGTTTTTTGTAGCATCTCTTACATTTTTATTTAGATATATATTAATAACATTGAGAAGACGTGGTATAGTAGAATTATTTATAGTAGATGTGCTATGTGTATCATAAAAATTTGTAAATAAATAATTATATTCACATAAGAGTAAAAAGATAAAAGTTTTTATATTTGTAAGATAGTTTCCAAATATAGATAATATATTATAAATAAATACTTCATTGTCTCCATTTATTTTTGATAATTTTAGAGAAGTTATCAAGTAAGGAATTATGATATAATAGATATTATCACAATCATTATTTTTAATATTTTGTTGAATAAGATCGTATATAAGGGTAACAATTTCTATATTGTTATCTTTGTTACTATCTTGTCTACACTCAAGAGATGACAGGCTATCTTTATTATAATGATAGATGATATCAATAATATCAATAATATCGATATAATTTTTACATTTCCTTGAGCACATAAGATTCCAACAATCTATCCTGTCGTTAAAATTATAATCTATATTTTTTTTATCAAGAGTTATATAGGATTTTAATAGCATATTTGTCCATACACTGTGTCCAGAGAAGTATCTAATATTTGCTAATAAAATATTATAATCTGATTTTGATAGAGTATTTTTATATTGAATATTTCTAAATTTGGATAGACAATGTATAGCAGCTGTATACCATTTCTTATCAAGAAGAATGGCGTTATATAATTCAGGAAGAGTAAGAAAATTACATATATAAATAATATGTTTAATATCGTTAAGAATATATATTTTTTGGTAACAATCATTACATACGAGACTTGAATTATTATTGTAAACTATACTTTTTATATAATTTGACCACCCATTTTTTTCTTTAGGAATATCAATAAGATCAGTCGGTATTTTTATATATTTTGAGCAACAATTCCCACAATAAACATGACCACATGCTCGACAGTGGTGTTTTCTATTAAAAAACCCAAAGATAGAAGAACAATCTTCACATTTAAAGACTTTATTGGAGTCTATCCATTCTTGAGACATTTTTGGGTAAATTTTATGGATTCTTTCATCAATAAAGTCAGTTGATTCATTTACGTTAATATAGACTGAAAAATTAAGATTCATACTCTTATTTTAATAATTAAATTATTAAAATTTATAAAAATTGTTACGTTGAATATCTTATAGCCACTTTAAAATCTCTTTAACATTTCATTATTAAAAAAAGATTTACACTTATCTTCAATTTCATTTACACATAAAAATATATCTTTATTATTAAAAATAGTATAGTTATTACATTTATTATCATCTTTTAGATAGACAGCACTCGACAAATTATAATAATCAGTTTTATTAGATCCTTTGAATATATAATAGATAGGTCTAAAACATCCATTTAAGGCTAGTGAATCGTTAGTTCTAAATTTTTCATGTACAGAATAATACCATAAATTACTATCCTTAAATGGGATAGTTTTTAGTAACATTTCTATTTCTTTATCCCATGGTTTATAACATATAGAAGGTACATGAGAAGGGCATATATATAAATCTTGATTTGTTAGCTTATTTGCTAATAATAAGGTTTTATTATACATTATATTAAAAGAGTAATAATCTATATTTTTTATATTTGTTATATAATCTTTATTTTTTATTTTTTTTATATATTCTTTATCTGCAGGTGTTATATTAACTAAAGGTTTCCCTTCTTTTATAAAATCGGTTTTTAGTAACGGTTTAGTAATAAATAAATCATCGTTCATATAGATATAATAATCAGATAAACCAGCTATATTATGAAGACATAATTCTATAGAAATTGAACTAAAAGTAGGTAAACTTGAACTAGGCATTATCATGCTATGTTTAATTAATTGTATTGGAATTTTATTTGTATTTTTACCGCTCGATGCTCTCTGAGATAGAAGGTCGGTATCAAAATTTATAAAATTAGGTTTTTGATCGTCTTTAACGACTATATATATATTTCTTACCCATGGGCAATTTTTTTCTATACTTTTAATTGAATATTTAAGCTCTTCGCTTTGTTCATATCTTTCTTTATCTCTGTTAAAATCTGTTTTTGATAAAAGTTTATTTTTATAATAATCTCTTTCTGGATCATAACTATCTACCCATGTATAAACAACATCTATCGGTATATTATTAACATTAGTAATATTAGTAGCATTAGTAATATTAGTAACATAATTCTCTTTAGTCTTAAATAGATAGTATGTTAAGAATATTAATAATATTAATGTTAAGGATATAAATAAAATTTTATTCATTTATTATATAATTATCTAATTGTTTTCAATTCGATAATTTAGAATTTATAAAATTGAAAAGTATTTTAAATATTCTAAATATTCTAAATATTCTAAATATTCTAAATATTCTAAACAATTAGAATATCCTAACTATTTAAAATATGCCTATCAATACAGTTTTTCTTGTTATTATTGGTTTAGTTAAAAGATCTAAAGTAAAACAATATATCACTGTACACTCATCTTTCAAAGGTGCTATATACTTTATATATAGAACTCTTAAAAATAAAAAACCACAGCGGAGCGATCTTGTATATAGCTATAAAGAAATCAAAAACAAATTTAAGGATATTTTATCTTTGGATATACAGAAACATAAAATAAATAAGATTGAATACAAAGAAGAATGGGAAGATGAACAGGATGAAGATTCAAAATTTTCTCATATAATATAATATTATTAAAAGAACATCTTTACCGACTCTAAAAATAAAAATGATTTAAGTTGCAAAAATCATTTAACTTATAAAATATGAATAACTTAGCTTTTTGGATTTTTTACTCTTGTTTAAGCTTACATTTAATGTTTTTATTATCTTTCTCAAATTTAAAAAAAATAGAAGAAATCTTTCAGAGTTTTTTAGGAAACTTTTTTGTATTTATTTATACCTATATAGTAACTGGTGATATAAAGTTTAGTATATTCTTTAATTGTTTTGGATACTTTATTTCTTTATACAAGAACTAAAGTTGAAATATTTAAAATATTTAAAATATAGACTTATCATTGATCTCTATAAGAGATCCCATAGATAACTGAGGAATTTGAACTGCTTTTATATTTTTAAGTAACTTTTTAATATTCAAGTATAGTTCTTTCCATGATAAATTTGGGTTTTTTGTTATAACATCATTAAATGCCCATGTCATTAAACCACCAACTCCTTTATCTGTTAAAGTTTCTAAACTATATTGATTATCTTTACAACCGCTTATCATTATTATATTAGGATTTATATCCGCCGAGCGGATGAATTGCATAGCAATTATATTATCATATTTTTGCTCTTCGTTGATAATAAGTTTTCCACTCATTTCTGAAAAGGTATATTTTAAATCTAAAATACTACCGCTGTGGCAGCTATCAAATATGGCAAATAAAGTAGCATTTGATGTTAAATTAGTTTTAATTATATTCGAAAGTTCATCATCTTTTATATTAAATAGGTCTGAAGAAACAATTGTTTCATCTTGATTATCTTTTTCATCATAATTATTATCTAATTCAGTAGAACCATGTCCGCTATAGTGAAAAAATAAAAAGTCGTTATCTGAAGCATTTGAAAGGAAGTTTTCTAATGATGATATAATATTATATCGAGTTGGTTTTAATTCTGTTTTATCTGTTATAACTGTTATTTCTGAAAATCCTTTATTCTGAATATAATTTCCAATCAAGTTTACATCATTTATACAACCATTTAATTCATAGCTTGTATTTATATAATTAATTCCGATTAAAAGCGCCTTCTTATTTTTTATATCTTTTATATTTTTTATAGGAATCTGTTGTATCGATTGAGTTTTACTTTTTAGATCATCCTTTATTGATCTTATAATAGAATTATATTCTTTTTGTAATTCTTTTAGCTTTAAACTCTTTTGAAATCTTGATAATAAAAAGTTTTTTTTTACACTATTTATGTTTTTATTATACTTTAATCTTTCATTAGAAATCTGAGAGTTATATATTTTTTTCAAGTCTAATATTTTATCATCTTTATATTTTCCTATCTCCATATTTTATATTATATTATTTTATAAAGTCTTATCCATTTTTCGTTATTTCTCTCTATTAATAATTCTAACCCTCTTATATGTATATCATGTTTTATCTTTTCTTCTCTTAGTTTTAATTGTTCTTCCATATCTTTTATTTTTTTTTGAAAACATATCGTCTGATGATCCTCAATATTTGTGAATATAAATTTGGAACAACAGTTACATTTTTTATTATTTTTAATATAGTTTATATAGTTTGTCTTTATATCATCTTCTTTTATCTCTTGAACAGAATCAAGAATATCTAATAATGATTTATCTTTAGAGATTGATAAACTTAAAGATTTTTTTAGTTTAGGATTTGAATTTTTATACATATTTTTATTCATATTAAAAATATTCTTATTCACATATAATCATTATAATGATTATTCTATTGTAAGGATGATAACGATTACGAGGATGACGAGGATGGTGCTTTATCATTAACAGACATTGTTATTAATATAGATGCTATAATTCCTAATAGTAACCCCACATGATAATTAAATTGCATTTTCTTATATATCTTTTGCCATTCATAGCGTTGAGATCGATTATCTAAATATAGAACCATTAAATCCTGTTTTGGAGACAATATATAATAAAAATATGATGTAAGAAAGGTAATTGAACCAGTAAGACAAATCATCTGCATCTTATTTAGACTATCCATCATTCCTACTATAACTATGGCAGATAAAGATAGACCTAATAGATATCCAGATAAGTATATATTACGTCTTTCTGATATAATAAGTTTGTATCTTTCGAGTTGGGGTTCAGATAACGATTTCATAAAATTTCTTGTCAAGGCACATTTATCAATAGCAAATGACATATATATCATCCCTATAAAAAATACAATAGCTATTGAACAGTATTTTGGACAAATAAACATTTATATTATATAAATAAAAAATGATAAGAGAAATTGATATTTATAATATAAATGTTTAGTATTGTAATATTTTATTTCTCTATATCGCCCTTTGGTTATATTGAATTATAAATAGGGATATTTCTTATTTTTCTTATCGTCATATGTTTCATATGGTGCTAATCTGTTACCAGAACAACTAGAACAGCCTGAATAATTTTCTTTAGATGAACATTTTGAATGTGGTTTTGTTGGTGATGTATCTTGATAATTCTGTACAAGTATAGGTTTTCTCAACATATAACTTATTAATAAGAAAATAAGTAAACCAACGGCTATTATTTTATCTCTGTTTGTTATCTCTGCCCACTCAACTCCTGGATACATGAAAGGCATTCCTCCCAAAAATATAGCTATACATAGAGATATAGTACACAATAATACCCAAGGAACATTTATAAAAAGTCCAATTAAAGTAATCGTTAAAACAATTTGTAATATACCAAGATCGGGTCTTCCGATATAGAATTTATCGGCTCCAAATAATCCCAGAAAAAAATTTAATAATAATGCTATACCAGCTTGTGGTTTTTCTGACATGTTTATATTATTTAAAATATAAATATAAAATAAAATGATTGACTTATGTATGTTTTGTTTAAATGATTGTTCTACCTACATAAAACTCGAATATTGTTCGTGTAAAACAATCACACATAAAGAATGTTTTGAAAATTATTTAGAAAATGATATCACCCTCAGATCTCAGAATGATATCATAAAATGTATTATATGTAGAAAGATATATAATAGAAAGATATATAACCCTGATTTATCTTATAAAAATATTATAGGAAATATTATAAATAGAGAATCATTTATAGATAGTTTTTTTTATTCTATTTTTTTTATATAGCCCTTTGGGCGTATACGCTTCGTTATATTACAAAACATATATTTTTCTATAGACACAAGCTCTTTTATGATTCAGACGGAATATTAAGAGCATTTTTTGCTGTTATATTTCATACATTCTTATTATTACTTACTTTTTTTCCATATTTCTTAACAATTCATATCAAATACATATTTAAATTAATAACAAATCTAAATCTATTTAATATAAAAGTTTATAAACTTTATAATTTATAATTTAAATTATAAAATAAATATAAAAAGTATAAATGGATGAAAAGGATGAAAAAGATTCAGTTTTAGATAATATTAACCAAGACGATTATAACACTGAAATAATAAGAAAAAAAATGATATGGGATTCATATCAACGTGTTGAACAACCCGAAGAATTATCTATAAAATTATTTCCTCACCAACTTGTCTCTATTTATAACATGGAAAGTCTTGAACAGATAAGAAAAATAAAAGCAATCATACCTAATAAGAATACCATCTATATTACAGATTTTGGAATATTAGGCGATATACCAGGTTATGGAAAAAGTTTCTCTATCGTCTCTCTTATTGTAAGAGATAAAATGCAATGGGATATTACCAAGTTGTACGAAAAAGCTGATATCAATACAGTTAATTCATGTTTTAAAATATTAAAGAAAACAACAAAACAAAGAGTTAAAGCAAATCTTATTTTGTGCTCATCTACTCTCATAGAACAATGGAAAGAGTATTTTAGTTTTGTAAAGCCTGGTACCCTAAAAATAAAAGAAATTTCAATACGCAAAGATTTAGAAAAATTTGACCCTAATGACTGGGATGTTGTTATAGTAAGTTCTGGTCGTTACAATGAATTGGTTGAACATACATCTAATCTGGTCTGGAAAAGATTCATATTTGATGAAGCCGCATCTACTCACATCAATTCAATGAGAGGGGTAAATGCTGGATTTACATGGTTTGTTTCAGCAACATTTAGAGACCTACTTAGTTGTTCAGGAACATCTACTCATTTTATGAGAAATTTTTTTAGTAAGTTTAACGGTGATATGCTCAATCATTTTGTTATTAAAAATCCAGTTGATTTTGTTAAACATTCCTTTAAAATGCCACAAGTAAGAGAAATAAATCATGTCTGTATTAATCCAAGGATACTAAATGTTTTATCTAATTATATTGATCAGGAAACAAAAACAATGATAGAAGCAGGTGATATTAAATCAGCTATCTTAAAATTAGGAGGAGAAACAACAACAAGTTCAAATCTATTTGAAATTGTTGAAAAGAGACAAAAAGATAAATTATTAACAGCCCAAACATCTCTTACAATGTGGAAAAATAGAAAAGAAAATGGTAGCGACTTGTATGGAACAAACTATTTATCTTCAGAAATATCATTCTGGGAAAAAAGAGTTTCAGATATAGAAAAAGTAATAAATGATTTAAAGAGTAAATACAAGTCTCTTTTACAAGATGATTGTACTATATGTTATTCTGATATTAAAGACCCAATTCTTATTCCATGTTGTCAAAATATATTCTGTGGTAAATGTATCATGAAATGGTTTGATACAAACAAGTCATGTCCAATGTGTAGAGCGGGTATTAATGTTAAAGACCTTATTTATATCAAAAAAGATGATTCTTTAAATGAGAACGAAAAAGATGAAAAAAATGAAGAGAAAGAAATCGAGATTAAATTATCAAAACAGGATAAAGTTCTAGAAATTGTCTCTAAAGGGTTAGCTCTAAATAAAAAATTTCTTATATTCTCAATGTATGACGAAAGCTTCTTTATTATAAGAAGAGTATTTGATGATAATAGGATAAACTTTGTAGAAATTTCCGGAACAAAAACCTCAAGGGATCTAAAAATCAAAAAGTTTAAAGAAAATAAAGTTAGCGTTGTATTTTTAAATAGTAGATTTAACGGCGCCGGTATAAATTTAGAAAATGCTACGGATATTATTTTATATCATGAAATGCCTCAAAGTATTAGAGATCAAGTTGTAGGAAGAGCGCTGAGAATTGGAAGACAAGAAGATCTATTTATTCATAATCTTGTTTACTCTTAAATTAAATAACATAACATATTGTGTTATTTAAAAAAAAAAAATAGTTTAATATAAATGTCTGATGATCAAAAAGACGCTGCTATATGGGAATATGGTGTTTCAGAATCACCTAAGACTCAGAAAGCAAGACATAATTTAAGTAACTATTTATCAGGATTTGATTTTGAAAGTTATAAAGGTTTTAAACAATTACTCAAAAATACTGGTTCAATTATTGCAGGAGGTTCAGTTCTCTCTGCTATACATAATGAAAAGATTAATGACATAGATATATACGCTCATAAAGAAGGAGCTCGGCAAATTATAGAATTTTTAAATAAACATTACTATCATAATAATCTTAAACTGGCATTTTATGGCCATAATATCTCTCCAGCGTATGATGAATCATTTTTAAGAGCAAATAATATAAAAATACGTTTTAATCTAATTTACGAAGGACGTATTGGTAGAGAAATATTAAAAACAAGTATTGATATAATGATTGTAGATGACTCTTTAAAATTAGAAGATGTTGTTTATAATTTTGATTTAACTTTTTGTCAAGTATACTTTGATGGTGAAAAATTTGTAGCTTTTCATCCGGAACATGTAATCGACAGATCTGGATTTTTAGAAGATTCTTATATTAAAAGTCTAATGAAATTTAATAAATTTACCATCAATCGTATCCAAAAATATAAAGAAAAAAATTATACAATTAAATATAATTTAGATAAAACATATTGTGACAAACAGTTAGAAATGAAAGATAAAAAAACAGTTGTTTCTTTGGAAGAATGGATTGTAAAAAAGATATATGACCACTTAATACTTATAACACGACAAGACGTAATACCAAGAAATGAATTTATTATTAGCCATTTTTTATTATTAGACTTTACTTATGAAGGTTTATTTAAATTTATTACCAAAAATATAAAAGATAAATGTTTTATTCCAGGTTGGATGATATGTCATTATAAAACAGATAGTAATATTTTTAAACATTACTTGCTATATTCATTAACCTTTCTTCCGAATCCATTTGATATTAAGCCTGACGAATACAGAGATTGTGTAGTAGATTTTATCCATCAAAAGATCGGATTTCCTGAAATAAATGATATTGATCAGTTCGAATCACATATAAAAAAAATGATGAATAGAAGAGCTCATTTTTTTCGTAAACCATTTCTTGTTCAATACTATAATTTACTTTCAAAAATATGTACACTAAAAAAGATACAGGACAGAAATAAAACAGAAATAATGAAACTTAAGGGAAAAACTCGTAATATAGAAAAACTTAATATTTTTGTAAACCCTTCTTCTTTATCCGGAAAAGTCTATCCAGAAAAAAATCTAATAGAAGATGAAATAAAAGGAAGATGTAAAGACTTATTAACAACTGGCTTAAATAATATCAACGCCTATTTAAGAGGAGAAAAAGTAGAAGCTTATACAGTAGAAGGAGAAAGACCACCTGAAGACGAATTAGAAGATTATGATTATGATCCGGTTACACCAGAAGAAGCAAGAAAAAGACTCGTATTTTTTGTTGAGACAACAAGTGGATATATCCCAGTATGCTATAATTTAGATATGATAGAAAATATAGATATAAAATCAGCTGTTTATTCAACTACTTGTGAAGGAGAATCATTAAGAAATATAAATGATGGTTTTGATGACCCAATATTTAAATTAAATATGGGAGACTTTCAAGTATTTGTATATCTAAAATCACTATTATGGGCTCTTTATAAAACTAAAAAACAAGTATTTATTTTAACTAAACCAGACCCACCAATTTATTTTTCCAATACAGCATCTCTACAAGCAATTATAGGAACTGATTGGACAAGTTTAGATCACTGTCAAAATGGTTCTGATAAATATGTATATAATATAGAAATATGTGAAGAAAAAGACGGAAACTTATGCTATCCAATTATAGAAGCTAACGAAATTGAACTTATAGATATTACTGACCCAGAGAAATATTCAGAAATGAAGAGAATAAAAATTAAAGCAGCATTCGAATCGGAAGTTTATATTGAAAATTTAGAAAGTGAAGCTAATTCTATTCTTCAAAATACATTAGAAGGAAATGATAATTGTAGTGATTATGTTGATGCTTCCGATGATTCCGATGATTCCGATGACTCCGATGAGGAAGCGGGTTCTGATGACGAATATGTTAATAGTTCTAATGTTCATAGAAGACTTGTTTTTGATGATGCTCCCGATCACCTTTAATGGGTTTAATATTGGAGATCTCCTTGAAAATATTAAACATATTATGGAGGATGAGAGGGGAGAAGAAAATTTTAATATTGAACGTATAATACTATTTGACGAAGCAAGATCTAGAATTCAATTCTCTGATGATACCGCTATTTTAGATGATACTATTGACTATATTAATGTTGCAATTATTGAAGACACAAATAGAGCTTTAGTCTATGCCCATGAAGGATATAGCCTTTAGGCGTATACACTCCGTTATATTGGATTAGAGAAGATAACGAATCTGAAGATGAGGATAGTAATCAAGATGAGGATAGTGATGAAGATAATCAATCTGATGAAGACTAAGATAAAAATCTATTAAATAAAAATTATATTATTAATTTTTATATTTTATAGCCTTTAGGCGTATACACTCCGTTATATTGGTCACAAAATTATATTATATTATATTTTTATTGGTATCTATTTTGTTGAGCTGGAACTCCTCTAAACTGAGACTGCTCTTGTTGTTGTTTCTGAAAGTTTAATGACTGTCCAAGATTAATAAAGTTTGGACCAGATTGGAATTTATAGGCATCGCTATTGTAACCATATCCAAATGGACAGTTACTGGCTGGATAAACAACTCTTTCACTTGTTGGATTTGGACCATAATTAAAATTCATGGCATGATTACAGTAGGTATCGATAGCATTTAAATCAGCATTTGTTCTTACACCAGTTAGTAGTTTATTATTTTTGTAAACACTGCAAATATCAGACATTTTATATAATAATAAAAAAAATTATTAAATTTTTACAGTTTAAAAGCTTATTCTTAAAATTAATAGAAATATTATATATAAAATCTAATTATGGAAAACTATATTAAGACTGAAATTTTTCCCATTCTTTATGGAACAGAGAAAAATGGAAAGGTTAAAACATGGGCAGCTTTTGTATTAAAACATACATGTGAAGATAAAGCTATATCGTTAATTGAATTTGGTCAAATAGATGGTAAAAAACAAACGGCTATCCGTGAATATACAGAAGGAAAAAATATTGGTAAAAAGAATGAAACAACTCCTCTTCAACAATGTATAAATGAAACACTAAAAAAATGGAAAGATAAAAAAGAGAAAGAAAGTTATAAAGAAGAAGAAAATAAAGAAGACAAGGAAGAAAAAGAAGAAAAATATTTTCCCATGCTTGCTCATACTTATGAACCAAATACAAAAAAGAATAAAAAGAATGATATATCTTTTCCTTGTTTTGTTCAACCAAAGTTAGATGGATTAAGATGTATAATGTATTTAGTAAACAACCAGATAAAATGCCAATCAAGGACTGGGATGTTTTTTGATAGTCTTTCTCATATTACCGACGAACTTAAAGATTTTTATTATAAAAATAATGTTATTTTAGATGGAGAACTATATACCGAATCTATACCATTTGAAGAGTTATCTGGATTAATCAAAAAGAAGAAACTATCTGATGAAGATAGAGAAAAACTAAAAGTGATCAAATATCATGTTTATGATATTATTAATGAAAAAACATACGAAAACAGAATAAAGGATCTAAATTCTTACATAAATAACTTTCAATATACTGTAAAAGTAGACACGTATCAAGTTGAAAATAATACACAGTTTAAAGATTATTTTTCAAAGTTTATTCAAGATGGATATGAGGGAATCATGCTTAGAAATGTAAACGGGATTTATAAGTGTAATTATAGAAGTCATGACCTTCAAAAATATAAAGAGTTTTGTGAAGCAGAATATATAATTTCTTCTTTTAAAGAAGGAGATGGTAGGGATAAAGGAACTGTTATTTGGGTATGTAAGACAGATGAAGGAAAAGAGTTTTCAGTAAGACCCAGAGGTACAATTGAAAAAAGAAGGGAACTTTATAATAATGGTAAAACTTATATAGGAAAGAAGTTAACTGTAATCTATCAAGAACTAAGTGAAATGAGAATTCCAAGATTTCCAGTTGGTAAGGATATAAGAATTGATTATTAAAATTGATTTTTAAAAATTCTTTAAAGAATAATTTAAATATAAATATGACACGTTTAAATATTTATCCTTATGCAGGTTTTAAAGATGTTGAATGCAATGTTGTCTTGATTGATAATCAAGTTGTTTATCATTATGATGAAGGAATTATGGGAGTATGTACAAATAAACTTCCTGATAATATTTCTTCTCAAATTGAACGGATGTCGTGGGGATCACGGTCAAAAAATAATAAAGTTTTAAATAGATTGATGACATCTGCTCTTCGTTTTGAAGAGTTACACAACTTGGATATTTAAGGATATTTATAACACATAAAATTAATATAATATACCTATAAAGTTAAAGAGATTAAATATGTTAAAAACATATTTAAATTAGATGTAGATTTTGGTGATATAAATGGAAACAATCATTTTCTATATTCAAAAACTGTCATTACGCATTTATCCTTTTTTTAAGACACGAATGGTTGTATAAGAAGATGATTTACAATACCTGTCCCATATATCTTCAGGTAATTCTTTTTTTGATATACTCTCTCTTGACATTAAAGATTTTTTAATATTATATGTTTTTCCATCAACTGCGTGTTCAACGGCGTTAAGATTTTCTTTAAGCATATATTCCTCGATATTTTTTCTATATCTATCATGTCTTTCTTGTAACTCATCAATCTTTTGTTTAATTTGAATAAACTTGGTAAAAAGCTCACGATCATCTTTTTTAAAATCGTCACTTGACATTTATAATAAACTTATTTATTATCTTTAAATTAATTTAATTATTACTTGAAGATTATAGCTTTGATAGATTTGATATATATTTTGAAAACAATATTTTCCTTATTTTAATAGTTAACCATTAAAATAATTCATTTTATTAGGTATACGCTTCGTTATATAGCCCTTGAAGGGACTCCCTTCGTTCGTTGGGCGTATACGCTTCGTTATATAGCCCTTGAAGGGACTCCCTTCGTTCGTTGGGCGTATACGCTTCGTTATATAGGTCAATTAGATTGTTAGACATTACTTATTTTATTTTAATAATAAGCTATTAAAATAATTCAATTTTAAAATTATATGGTTTCTTTTTTTTATTTATTTTCAGTAAAATAATATTATATTTTTTTGTCTTAAATTATTTTGTCCACACACATTTATAAAAAAAAAATGTGTGTGGACAAAATAAAAAATTCAGAAATATAGAATTATAAAAAGTTTTTAATTTTCGATTTATAAGCTTATTTTCTGATCAAAAATTTTTGAAAATAAAATATAAAAAACTTGATCAAATTTTTTGTTTTTTCATTATAATTTTAGTCATTTAATATGATTATTTGTCTTAAAAAAAGAATTTTGTTCTTAAAAAAAGAAAATTAGTATTTAAACTTTACAATTATAAATAAACAATGGATAAAGACATCAAAAATGTATGTGAAAAGTGTAATAAAATGTTTTTTAGCAAATATACATTAAAAAATCACTTAGAAAGTAAAATATGTGAAAGAAAAAATTTGAGCTTATGTTTGCCAATAAAATGTTCTTCTTTAAGATGTTCATATGAAACACAAAATAAATCAGATTTACAAAAACATTTAAAAATATGTAAATATATTGAAATTGATTCTATCGTAGAGAAAATTAAAGAAGAACATAAAAAAGAAACAGAAATCTTAAATAGAGAACACAAAAAAGAAATAGAAATCTTAAATAGAGA